TTAAAAGCCAGTGGACTTTCTTCGGAGGTTGCTTCGGAGGAGCCTTCTACTACAGAGGAGCCCGAAGCGGAGTTAACTCCATTGGAGCAGATGTGGAAATCAGCAGAGAAGATATCGTCACAGACAGAATAGTTCCTGGTAACTTTCTAAAAGTACCTATTGATAACTATTTAGATGCTATAGGCATAGACCCTATAAAATCTCAGATTGCGATTATTAATGCAATTAATAGCGATAAATATCGCTTTGTAGTGGGTGCGCTATCGCGAAGGCAGGGCAAGACCTATATTGGGAATATTATTGCTCAAGTAATTGCTCTTGTTCCGGGATGTTCCATACTTATAGTATCACCTAATTATACTCTTAGTCAAATATCTTTTGATTTACAACGACAGCTTATAAATCATTTTGACCTAGAGGTAACGCGAGATAACACCAAAGATAGGGTTATTGAATTATCAAACGGTTCAACAATTCGTCTAGGTTCAGTAAACAATATTGATACGGTAGTAGGACGTTCGTATGACTTTGTTCTCTTTGACGAAGCCGCTCTGTCAGAAGGCGAGCAGGCTTTTAACGTTAACATTCGCCCAACTTTGGATAAGCCTGGGTCGAAAGTATTATTTATTAGCACCCCTCGGGGTAGAAACAATTGGTTTAGTCGGTTTTATAATCGTGGTTATGACGATAACTATCCTCAATGGGTTAGTATAAAAGCTACTTGGCATGATAACCCACGAGCATCAGAAGCTGACATTGCGGAGGCTCAGAAGTCAATGAGCGCAGCGGAATTTGCACAGGAGTATCTTGCAGACTTTAATATCTTTGAGGGGCAAATCTGGAACTTCAATTATAAGGAATGTGTTCAAGATCTTAGCGAAATGGATTTCCGTGGTTATGAAGTATTGGCGGGAATTGACGTCGGATTCAGAGATCCCACCGCCTTCTGCGTAATAGTGTTTAAAGATGATAAATACTATGTAGTAAAAGAGTATTATCACGCAGAGAGAACAACTGATGAGCACGCTGAAGCCTTGCAACCTTATTTATCAGAATGGGACATTGATTGGATATATATTGACTCGGCAGCTCAACAGACAAGGTTTGACTGGGCTCAGAAATATGACATAAGCACAGTCAATGCTAATAAATCAGTTTTAGACGGAATAGCGCACGTGGCAGCAATAGTAGATAATGATAGGTTAATAGTAGACCAAGAATGTGTGGAAGTATTACGGTCTCTTGACCAATATCGGTGGGACCCTAATCCTAACTTACTTCGTGAGAAGCCGGTCCACGATAGCTCTTCTCACATGGCTGACGCATTGAGATACGCTCTGTATTCATTTGTAGAGGAAGCACCTACGTTTTAACGACCTAATAAAAAATAAACCTTGACTTTTAGTTCACAGGTTGTTATGATTATCAGATAGTGTTCTAAAATTATGTTAAAGAGAGACCCAGTTAAATACATAAGGGATAAAGCAAAGTCGAGATACGAAAAAGCAAGTAGTTGTTATATTTGCGGGGACAATAAAAGACTTGATTTCCATCACTACTATACATTAGCTCCTCTTCTAAACAAATGGTTAGAGGAGAAAAAGAAAATACGCCCAGAACATTATACGGATGAGTATATTACAATCTGGAGAGAAGAATTTATAGATGACAATTTGGCAGAGTTATATGAGGAAACAGTAACTTTGTGTCACAGTCATCATTTAAAGCTCCATAGCATTTATGGAAGAGACCCAGCTCTAGTTACTGCACCTAAGCAAGAGAGATGGGTAGAAATACAGCGGGAAAAGAATGGCTTGGTATAATTGGTTTTCAAAAGAAGCAGTGCCCGCAGAAGAAAAGTTAAACCCTGCCCAACCGGAAATTTTTGGTGCTGTTGAAGGCGGGGGAAGAATAGGTACATTAGAGCCTGTTCTTAAATACACTGAATACTACGAAAAATTAGAAGTAGTTAACAGAGGTGTAAACATGCTGGTAGATGATGCGGCAGAGATTCCAGCTAGGATTGAAGAGCCAACAGGGGTTACTCCTGTAGCTAAAGGCATTCGTAGGAGCCGAGTAGAAAAGCTCCTTAATGTTGAACCTAACCCTTTTCAGGATGTAAACACATTCAAGCGAAACCTCATCATTGATTACGTTCTGGACGGTAATATATTTATATATTTTGATGGAGTTCATCTGTATCATCTACCAGCAAATTTTGTAGATATTGAGCCAGATGAAAAGACATATATTTCAAAATTTATTTTTAATGGCAGAGTAGAGTATGACCCCTCAGAAATTATTCACATAAAAGAAAATTCTTTTAGAAGTTTATACAGAGGACGTAGCAGACTATCAGCCGCCAGAAGCGTTATGGATCTAGTTTGGAGGATGAGGCAGTTTCAGACTAAGTTTTTCGAAAATGGTGCTGTTCCAGGTCTAATTTTAAAACACCCCAGCAGTTTGTCCCCTAAGAATAAGCAAAAGATGTTACAGTCTTGGTCTCTTTCTTACTCCCCCACCGGAGGAGGTAAAAGGCCTCTCATACTAGATGGCGGAATGGATATAGACAAGTTAAGTAACGTTAACTTTAGAGAACTAGACTTTGAGGCATCTATAGCAGCAAGTGAAAAAGAAATACTAAAAGTATTAGGGGTTCCCCCAATTATGCTAGATAGCGGAAACAACGCTAATATTAGACCAAATCACAGAATGTACTACTTAGAGACAGTAACCCCCATAGTAAGAAAGATGAATTATGCTTATGAGCGTTTCTTTGGTTATGGCGTCACAGAGGAAGTATCAGATATACCGGCACTTCAGCCAGAGCTTAGAGACGCAGCCTCTTATTACTCTACATTAGTAAATACTGGAATTATAACTCCTAATGCGGCTCGAGAGGCTCTTAACTATGAGGCAATGTCTGATGGAGAAAGTATAAGAGTTCCTGCCAATATAGCTGGTTCAGCTGCAAATCCAACAGAGGGCGGAAGGCCACAGGAAGAAGAAAATGACGAGTAGAAAAGAAATTTTAAAAGACTTAGGACAATTTATTCTAGATAGGGGAGGACACCTCTCTACTAGAGAATGGAATTTCGTTACAGAAGAAGAATTAGGGTTTAAGAAGGGTTTAGTAAATAAGGCTTATCCAGCCACTGGTTGGTATGCTATTCAAAGAGCCGCCCTTAAAGAAGTTAAGAAAGAGGTTGTAAAAAAACCAGAGCCTGTAAAGGTCGAGACTTCATCGGATTTATCCCCGCTGGAGCAATTAAGGCAAAAGAAAGATGGATAAAATTTTTCATATCGGATCCACTTTTAAATCCTTCAGTGAAGGTGACGATTTGTTTATTGCTGGCATGGCCAGCACTAATCATACTGATCGAGTTGGTGATGTTGTTTCGGCTGAGGCGTGGACAAAAGGCGGATTAGACAATTACTTGAATAATCCTATTATTTTATTTAATCACGATTATAATCAACCTATTGGCAGGGCTATGGGCCTGAAGACTGGAGATAATGGTCTTGAGCTGAAGGCAAAGATTGCAAAATCTGCCGGACACGTAGGCGAACTGATTAAAGAGGGCATCCTTGGAGCATTTTCCGTTGGTTTTAGGGTCAAGGATGCTGAATATATGACCGAAACTGACGGATATAAGATCAAGGATGCAGAGCTATTGGAAGTTTCCGTAGTCGCAGTGCCTGCTAATCAGGCTGCAACCTTTTCTATTGCGAAATCTTTTGACTCTATGGCTGAGTATGAAGACTTCAAAAAATCTTTTAACCAAGATGAAACTTCTAACACTGAAGAGATTCAGACAGAGGTGGATTCGGTGCCCCAAGACTTATCGCAAGTCGAAGCAAAGGAGAAAACTATGAGCGATATTGATATCGACGCGATTGTATCCGCTGCTGTTGAAAAGACTGCGGCGGCAATGGCAATGAAAGAAGCAGAACGCAAATCTGAAGAGAAGGCTGCTGTAGAGGCTGAGCAAAAAGCCGCTGCCGAAGCTGAAGCTCAAAAAGCTGCTGAAGAAGAGCGTATTAGCGTAGCTGTAACAACAGGCGCTGAAAAGCTGCTTGCAGACGTTGAAAAGCGTTTTGCAGACAAAGATGCTGACCACATGGAAACTGTGGCCGAGCTTCAAAAAGAATTGGCTGAAAAATCTGAAGAAATTCAGAAGATTCGTGAGTCTAAGCGTGTATTCGCTGACCGAGGTCAAGTAGCTACAAAACAAGACGAGCAGGACATTACTGATGCCTTTGTTCTGGGCGTTATTACTAAGAAAGGCTGGGACACAAACTACGGTCGTAAATTGCTTGAAAAAGCAGTTAACACCACAGGTGGTGTTGA